AATTAATAGATATCATGCACGATTATAAAAAATATACATTCCGAATTTTTGATTTATCCAATATTATATTTAATTCATTAATTAATTCAGACGAGCATCTTTTTTCGGTACCATTACGTGTTAAAAATCCGTATACAAATATTGCGTTTTCTGTAAAAAATTTGTATATTATATATTTTTGCATGTTAACACGTGGATTTATAATACATCCACTATTTTCATTATTCATGAAAGAAAATTTTAATTTAGCTATATTTTCATTGAAATATGAAGGATTGGTTAAAGAATATATTATAGACAATAAAATTAAACAATACACACCTCATACAACCTGTAGAGAATTAAGAACAATGTTTGATGAATTAACTATTTATAGTTTAGCAACTTTACAGTTTACACCTATACTTTCAAATTCAGATACAATTCCTGATAATATTTTAGTGGGATTTAAATCATTATTATACCATTATACGCATTCATTGTATTCAATGAATTCATGCTATAGACATACAGAATATAACAAATTAATTAAAAAAATAATTGCTTTTATGAATGAAAATCCGTTTTTTACTATTAATCATCATATACATGTTCCCATTACAAAGGTAAATTATAAACATATAACAATTCCACGTAGATCACATACTATTGATTCATTAATAATAATACCGTAAAATTAATTTCTACTTCAATAGTATGATTCAATTTCTGCTGATGATTATATTTTTTGTATTTATTGTATATGTATTGGCATGGTTATTTAATGGACCTACTGCATTAAGTAATTTTGCAGATGCAAAAAAACAATTAGTTATTCCACCAAGTTCGCTGCCTACAGGAGCATCTGTAAACTATGCATATAGTGTTTGGATGTACATAGACGATTGGTCGTATCGTTATGGATCTGAAAAAATTGTATTCTGTAGAGGAAATACAAAATTAATGCCAGGTGTAGTATTATCGCCTATTGAAAATAACATTGTTGTAAAGGTAGCTATGACAAACACGGAGGAATTATTTTTATGTACAGTAAAAGATATTCCTATACAAAAATGGACAAATTTAATTGTAACATTAAATAATCGTTCTTTAGATTGCTATATTAATGGAAAATTAATAAAAACATGTGTGTTACCTTCTCCTGCATTTGTAGATGATACTAAATCTATTTATTTAACACCTTTATCTGGATTTTCTGGATATACGTCCAGATTTAATTATTGGAATGATACTGTAAACCCCCAACAAGCATGGAACATATATCAAGGTGGACCAGGAGGAAACATAATAAGTAATTTCTTTAACCAATATAAATTCCAATTAACTTTCTTAAAAGGAAATAGTGTTCAAGCGTCCATTACTATTTAATTTTCCTACTATTATATATGGATTCTCCTATACAAAAGTTTATTATTATTATATTGGCATTAATTGTATTTACTATTCTTTTGATAGTAGGAATAAATGTAATTGGATATTTGATGCAGCCAGCTTCAAGACCATATGTAATAAAAGGAATGGTTCCAGGTAGTGTACCATTGATAATTAAACAAGATCCAAAAATGGAAGGTTCGGTACCTATTGAACGGTCAATGAATGAGATTCATGGATTAGAATTTACTTGGGCTGTTTGGTTAAATATAACAGATTTAGGAAAAACAAATCAATATCAACATATTTTCCACAAAGGTGATAATAACATTCAAGCCACTGGACAGCATATTGGAATGAATTTTCCGAATAATGCACCAGGACTTTATTTAGCACCTAATAAAAATGAATTAGTGGTTATTATGAATACATTTACAACAATTAATGAAGAGGTTCGTATTCCGAATATTCCATTAAACAAATGGCTACACGTTATTATTCGAGTAGAAAATAGTAATTTGGATATATACATTAATGGATCATTGGCAAAAAGACATGTATTAGGAAATGTAGCAAAACAAAATTATGGAAATGTACATGTTGGTCTAAATGGTGGATTTTCTGGCTATATTTCAGATTTAAGATATTACAATTATTCATTATCTCCTGGAGAAATAGTTTCAATTGTAGATAAAGGACCAGATTTGGTTGTAAATTCAAAATCAAATATGACAAGTAATCCACCATATTTATCATTACAATGGTATGTTCAAAATCCAAATTGAAATATATAGATAAACTATGATTAATCCTTGTAAATCAAACAAATCTTATATATTGGGCAATTCAATATATAATATAACAAATCCAAGTAATCCAAGGTATTCTTTACCCTATGTAAAACCAACACCTGATATGTATTTAAAACATAAACAATTGATTCTCAAATATTCAACACTTACAAATGGTCCTGGAGGTGTAACCAATGATATTTCATTTAAACAATTATCTTATAAATTAAATATAGATAGTGTACAATTTAATAATACAATTTATAAAATACCTTGTAGATTTAGACCATATATAAATGATGGATATACATGGAAAGAAGGTACTATAATAAGGTTGTTAAAAGAAGGCAAATCTATTCAAAAAGTGTTTCAAATATTAACAGAGACATATAATATTCCTGATCCAACACTTACATCTACTAATATTTATCAATTTCAACGATTATATACTTATCCACAAATTAATTTTAATACAAATACAATTACAGTACGGCCCAGTACAAATACGATTGATATTTCTTATAGAACACGATTTGTTCCAGCACAAGATTCAGATCTCAGGACACAATTTTTATTCAATACTACGGATGGAATTACTCCCTCAATTAATTGGCATACAATTTTAAATTTACCTGATAATATTTTTCCGGTAGCAACAAATTGTCAATTTATAGAAGTATTAAATAATGATGGTAAAACTTTTACATCTAATTATAAAGATTTATACGGTTCTGCATCTTATTTAGGTGGAGAATTAATTCAAACTCCAGAATATACTCCTAATGTACCACCTTTACCTGTTTTACTTCTTCCTCAAGAACAAAATAGACCAAAAATACATGGATATATTGTAAATACCAGAAGTGTACCACAATATGTAGACGTTTCTGTTCCTCCTATGACAGATGTAGATACACAAGTAGATACAGATTACATAGTATTTATTCCTGTACAAACAACTACATCTATAATATATTTTGAATCGTATCCAACAAATATGGCATTTACAATTAAACCAAATTCTGTTTTAACTATTCCCAAAATTGACTGTTATATCAAGACACGCCCCCCTTTTGTAAATAAATAAATGCATAGCCAGATAATAATAAAATAACAATAACAAAAATAACAGTATAACGTTGTTTAAAAAACCGATGTAGTTTTGATTGTCGAGGTTCATATGCTTCATTAAATTGATTATAATGTTCTTGTAATGTGATAGTTGGTTTATCTAATCGTATGTTTATTTTGTTGTGTATGAAATGCATCCATTTTATAAAATCTTTTTGATTATCTAAATAAGGTGTAACTGGATATTTTTCCAATAATTTTATGAATATAGTTCCCATTGTTTTATTTGGTAAAAATTCATGAAAATTGTGAATCAGTCTATAATGAATTTTTTTTTGTATTGTGGTAGGATGTGTTGGATAATTAAATGCTACATTATGTAAAAAAAACCAATAGGAAGGTCCCCATACAGTTGGATCCATATATGTAATATAATATAAAAACAATCCAACTTATATCCTATGAAAAGATGTGTAAATTGTAATAAATCTAAACATAGTTCAAAATCATGTATTATGCCAATTACAAGTTATGGTATTATTCATATAGTCAAGGACAAATATTTAATGATATGCAGAAGAAAAACACTTGGATATACTGATTTTATTCGTGGTAAATATTCATTTCAGAACATAAACCACATCTTAAATTTAATTAATGAAATGACTATATCCGAAAAAGAAAACATTTTATCAAAAGATTTTAATTATTTATGGTGTGATTTATGGGGAGTAAAATCTGACAATTCTGTAGATGAACTAAATGCAAAAGAAAAATTCTATACGATAAAAAAAGGTTACGAAGTAAACAACGAACAAATATATTTACAAAAAATAATAGAATCGAGTGTGACTACGTGGGAAACACCTGAATGGGGATTTCCAAAAGGTCGCCGAAATCCATATGAAACAGAATTAGCTTGTGCATTGAGAGAATACGAAGAAGAAACGGGTTATGATAAACATTGTTTACATATTATAAAAAATGTTTTTCCGTATGAAGAAATATTTACAGGTTCTAATTATAAATCGTATACACATAAATATTATATTGGAAAAAGTGATATACTACATTCAAAAAATTCATTTCAAGAATCCGAAGTGTCTGATATGAAGTGGGTAACTTATGAAGAGGCAATACAAATGATACGCCCGTACAATGTAGAAAGAATACAAGTATTAAATTATATACATTCTTGTTTGTCTACCTATAGTATAACAGATCGTGATTAAATAGTAGGTGGATTTTTACCTGAAAATTGGTCATATAGACCTTTTATTTTGGAAGAGGATAATTGTTTATTGAACAAAATGACATTACATATTGATCCTTGAATACCATCTACTGCACCTATTTCAACTGAATCTGCTTCTTTAATTGGAATAATATCTCTTTTTGAAGAAATTAATTCTCCGTTCATAAAAACATCGCATGTGCCATTTACATAGTTTAATACAACATGGTTCCATTTTTGTAGAGGAACCGATTTAATTTCGGCAACAAGTTTAGTTTCCGATTTATTTTCTATTTTATCTTTCATTTTATCTTTCATTATATCTTTCAATTTATCTTTTATTTTACCATCTGTTTTAATTTCAATACGCATCCTATTTAATGCACTATTATAGGAAACACTTGGTTTTCCACCATATGAAATTATACTGGTGTATTCGGTTGCTTGTGGTGCAGATCCGGGATTCATTGGTTGAATATATACCCAAAATGATATTCCATAATCATATTCAGGTTTATCTTTCAATATCGTATTACTATAAGTTTGTAATGTTAATGGATTATTTACAATTTGATAACCATTAGCTGTATATATTTTTTTGTTTACTGTTCTCATATAGATGAAAGCAAGTATAAATACAATTTCTGCAACAAATAAAATTATTTCTTGGTTTGTAATTTCTAATGGTTTTAATTGACCTAATAGATGAGATGGATTTGGTTTTGGTGCTATATAAATTATAATTATAATAATAATACTATATAATGCCATGTATAAAATCCAATTATACTGAATAATGATATAATGTACTATAACAATAACTAACATAATCATAGAAACAATAAATACAAACGTTTTATAAATAGAATTTGTTAATGTTTGTGCATGATATAAAAAGGATAACCCAATTAAACCTAAAATTACATATACATTTTGAGTGTTATAAATATCTACTATACCTAATGTTGTTAACGCAATAATAGTCAAAATATAAAATGCAATTAACAATGGTATATAAACACCATGTGTTGTAGTTGCAACTGGTAAATTTAAATGAGCTACGGTCATTGTAACCATTGGAATATTTAGAATAAAATATAAAATAAAAATATAAAATTCAGAGGCAAATCCAGGTACATCAAATAATGTAAGTAAACTTAAAATGTAAGAAATAACAGCATATACAATAAATAAATTATCTCGGTGCCATACCATATATAAAATAGAACAAATACCAACACTTACCGTATTCAATAATACTAATAATTTATTTGGATAACTATCGTGTAAATTAGGGTCGTCCTTTACTGTTTTGTTTGGAGGTAAACTATCAATAGAATGTAAATTATCTTTGAAAAATGTATCTATTATATCCGAAAAATATTCAACTAATATTGCAGCTAATAAAAGAGCATTTACTCCCATTGTTGCTGTTAATTTATATTCTATGTTTAAAAATGGATTATACAAATTAAATACGATAGTTAATACAAATAACAAAAATTCTATAATGGTTTTATAAATCATAATTAAATTTCTATCCCATGAATATCTTGCATTACTTGCCGAATCTTCTGCTTCTTTTTTTGCCTTACCATAACTGGTATTCATTTTATCGATCGATAAATTGTACAAATTTTTTGAATTTTCAACTATTTTTCTTTTAGGATTGATCAGGTAAAAAAATAGAATTGTTCCAATTACTATTATAGAAACTAATAAATACAACATACGTTTATTATTTCCTGGAACATTTCTTATTCTATCCATATATACATTTATTCTATAAAAAAGTTAAAAATTTTCAATCATTGTTTTCTTTCCATGACAATTTCTACACAATGCAACCAAATTTGTTATATGGTTTGATCCTCCATCAGCAAGTCTAATTTTATGATCAATTTCATACCATGCATCTAATGTTCCATTACAACCATTACATTTCCAATTTTGACTTGCTGCTACATATTTTTTCTTTGTTCCACTAACACTTCTAGATGTAGAATCATTTCCACTTTTCATAATACGTTGTTCTTGAGAAGGAACTACATGTGTATTTAAAAATGGCGTTATCATATCTTTAGATTGTTTATCCATTGGCATATAATGTATCATTCCGTTTAAATGTCCCATCATAGATCTGGATTCCGATGGATTTTTTTTAATAAAAAGATACATGGAAAATGCAGCAAATAAAAATCCAACTATTTTTATATATTTTTTATAATGTTT